TCGTCGTAGCTATCGTGCCGCTCTGATATCTTGATGGCAGCTTTTTCGCCTTCTTTACAGAACTTAGTAATCGATAAACCTGCCCTCCATAGCGGCTCGTCTATACTGTTCTGATGTATCGTTATGTGCTTTAGCTGTTCGCACCCATTACCTTCGCTCGTTTTGCGCATGATACGCCCAAACGAAAACTCTTTGTTCTCGTTCAAAGCCTCTTGTAGTGCATCGGGGCCAAGGTCTAACGCAGGTAGCTTTGGTGCAACCCCACCTAGCTTCTCTATAAACTCAGACAAGTCTACAGGTGTAGCCATATCCTTACCCAAAAGTGTTACGTCTAAAGGTGGCTCCTGCTTATAATTATGTGTGTTAGGTAATCGCAAGATACTAGCCGCATCTGTGGTACGAGATGCATCTGCAGGGAAGTTGTGTTCTCTACATAGCTGCCCTAGCTTACTCGCTACAGGCTCCCATTCCTCTCGCGTTATAGCTTCTGACAGGGGCCAGTACACGTGGATACCGTTGCCACTGTTTACTGTTATCGGTGCAGGTAAACCCAAACTCTTTTTAAACGTCTGTAACTCTCTGATCGCATCGGCTTGCGTAGGGAACTCTTTGCCCTCGCCGCAGTCCAAGTCCAACCAGAACGCTTTGATACTCTTGACGTTTGCTTTTGTTCTACCTGCCCACTGCGAACCTTCTTCGTTGTAGGTACTCGTCGCAAAGTAAACATTATGTGGGAACGTATCTACCTCTGTAGCTTTAGCTATCAGCTCGTCGATGTTCTTAAACCAATAATGTTTAGGTGCGCTAGACTTTTGCGTTAAGTCTATAGTGATTAAGCAGGGGTGTCCCTCGTCACTTAATACACTCTCTAAAAAAGTTTTCGTGTCCATTGCTGCTGCTCCAAAGTTATGTCGTGGTGGATACAGGCCCGAACCCACCACGACTGTGCCACCGTTAGGTCTTATTCGTCGTCAAACAAATCGCCTACGATAGCTTCAAGGTCGTCGTCAGATGAGGGAGCAGCCACCTCTTTCTTCTTACTGACCTTCTTTGGTGCGGCTACTGTCTCCCCGATGTCCACCTCATCGTCAGCAACCTCACCGTCACGCTTCGCCTGCACCCCATCTGTCTGTGCTACAGTGAGCGTGATTGCACGGATAGCATCGTCGCTATCTCTAGCCTTGATAGCCTGCTCTAGTTCAGCTTCCTCTAGAGGACGAACAGGCTTGAAGAACAGCTTTGGTGTATCACTGTTCTCGTCAAAATACATCTGCGTAACCACAGCAATAGATGGCGTTTTGTGGGCGCGTAGGTATTGAGCATACGCTTGCATCCCCATCTTACCGTCTACTGGCTTACCGAACACAGACGTAGCAGGTAGTTGTAGTTGGTACACGTTCTCCATGTCACCCTCTAACAATACCGCAATACGTTGTTGATACCGACACGCACGGCTCTCGCCTTGCCCCGAACCTTTGACGTTCTGCTTACAGTCCATGCAGCGTTTAGCTTGACGCTGATCTGCAGGAACCGCACTGTCAGGCGCGTCTGTGTCTGGTGACCAACATGTAGGCGCAGAAGGGTTCTCTGGATCGTACTGACCCGAATAGAAAGTACGCGAAATCGGTGCCGCGTTTACTACGATTACATTGATGAAGCCATCGTTCTTTACGTTGACTTGATCGCCGTTAACCATCTCACGGAAACGTCCACCACGTAGGCTAATTCGGCGTAGGCCAGACCCACCACCAGAACCACCTGCTAGGTTATCGTCTACTTGTTGCAACTGTTTGAATAAGTCGCTGCTTACTAGGGAGTTGCCCCCTTCAAATAATGACAATTGCTCTGCCATGTTATTCTCCATTGTATGTTTGTGGGGATTCAGTTTCCCCTTTGTTACCACGTTTTGTCAACGCCTTTTCTATCGCATCTACATTGAAACGATATGTGTCCCCGACTTTGATATATGTGTCGTCAGGGATATGCCCTTCTCGCAACCACTTTCTAGTTGTCGAGACAGAGATGCCGAAATAGTCAGCAACTTTGTTTATATCTACATACGGATTATCTGTCATTTTTTCCTCACTGATACTGTATACTCCGAATCTACATTAAGACCTTTTGGTACAAGATCAGGGTTTTCTTCTAGAAACTGCCGTACATTTGTTTGGTTCAAACGCTTCTCAAAGAACTCAGGCACATCATGTTCTTTCACGAACATGTACATTTGCTCCCAATCGCTTGTCCAATACCGTTGCCGTACACTTCTAAAGAAGACCCCCTCAGACGTGCGTACTGACTCGACATTGTGTTCTTTACAATGATCTAACAATGCACGTTTGATTTTGTCGCCTTTATCGCTAAGTGCTTTTTCTTTTTCTTTGTACTCAGCGGTCAACTCACTACGCTGATCGCGTATCTTTATGTACGCTTTTACGAGCTTTTCTACTGGAACGCTCATTTATGTCTCCATTGTTATTTATATTTAGTAGATAGTGACTAAACTTATCTTAGTCAAGTAGTTCTTTATACAAATCTATAATTTTTGTATGCACGTCTATACGCTCATCTAGCATACGGTAAATGCGCTGCTCTGCTTGCGAACCATAAAGCTGAATGACAGTACATTTATGCTTTTGTCCAGACCTGTGTACACGTGCGTTAGCTTGTGCGTATGTCTCAAGAGACGATGTTGGCCCCCACCATACCACAGTGTTTGCAGCGGTCAGCGTGACACCGTGAGCCGCAGCTTGTGGCTGAATGATAAGCACTTGTGGGTCAGGTGCGTTTTGGAACTGATCGAATATCTCAGTCCTTTTAGGCGCAGAGACATCTCCTCGTATGATACCACACGATATGCCGTCCGACGTTAGCTTACTGGCTAACATATCTATAGTGTGCCGAAACGGAACAAACACCAGAACTTTCTGGCTGCTCTCGTCTATCGCCTCTTTGAGAACTTTGTATCGGTTGGATATGTCGAACTCTAGTGTCTCGCTGTCGTCTGTATATACAGCACCAGATGATATTTGTAGTAGCTTGTTCAGAACGATTGCCGCGTTTACTGCCGTTATGCTCTCGTCTGCCACATGCATAATCATCTTTTTGCGCAGTTCTTCGTAATACTTTATCTGCTGCTTTGTCATCTCGACTTTGCGCTTGGTGTATACCATGTCAGGTAAGTCAAGACATTCGTCTTTGGTGAAACGTATCGCAGGTTGTAGGCAACTATGCACCGTGGCTTGCGCTGTCTCTTTCGGTAGCCACTTGAACTGTGTTAGCTTAAACATGACTTGGTCGCGGAACGAGCCAAAGAAACGTGGGACACTCAGCGGGTTTACTAACTTGGCTAACCCATACGCATCTAGAGGTGATTGTGCAGCAGGTGTACCTGTCATCATCCACAGCCAAGTATCTTCTTTTAGCAACTTGTTCAGTGTTTTCCACCGCTTCGTCTGTGCGTTCTTGTAGTGTGTTGCTTCGTCTACAATGATGCAGTCGAACCCACCGTTGGCTATTTCATCTTTGACGATCTCCACACCATCATAGTTTATGATAACAAAATCGGCACCGCTGTTTATAATCTCAGCGCGTTTCTTTTTGTTACCGTAGGCTACGTCTACAGAACGATGCATAGCAAACGAGAACAAGTCTCCACGCCATGCGCTATCCATAATCGAGAGCGGGCATATAACCAACACTCTGTTTATAGCTCCTTGCGACATCAAATAGTCAGCCGCCCAGATAGCCGATGCAGTCTTACCTGTACCCTGCTCATTGAAGCAGAACGCACGTTTGTTCATCGTTAGAAACTCTGCTGTTTTCTTTTGATGTTCGTAAGGTTTATACTGCCCCGTCCAAGCGTACTGTTTCGTAATAGGTGAGGGTACGTTTATATTTAAGTTCTTGAGGGTATGTACTTCGTCTATACCCCATTTGACTACAACCTTATTCATCGACAACTCCTTGCTCTGTGGGATCACAGTTGTGACCCTCTTTGGGTTGCGCAAATTCAACAGGACTGCCTTATCCCGAATAATCTGCATGTTGTTCTCCAGTTTTTATTTTTTCTTTTTAGGTGGCTTGCTCATTGCGCCACCTGCTGCTCTGTTCTTTTTGCGGCTTTGTACTTTGTAACCGTCTTTGTTTGTTCCGCCTTTACTTAGCGGTTTCTTGTGGGCAATGTCCTTGCCTTCTCGTTTATCGGCTTTGCCGTTTTTGTTTTTGTCTACGCCCTTCTTGTCCATAGCACGACGAGCGCGTTGGCGTTCCATGCGATCTTTATGTTCACCGCGTTTCTTTTGTTGCTCATACTCTTTCTTATACGGACGTGGTTTGTTTTTATATGGCATCAGTTTCTCCCATTGTGTGGGCATTCAGTTACAGGACAGTAGCGTTTGCATAGGCCAGAGGGGCGTGGGTTCCACACATCCGACTCAAACGCTTTCTCCATTTTACCATATATTTTGAGCCATTTCTCCCATAGATGTGGCTCTGCGTCTATTTCGTATTCGGCTTTGACCAAGCTGTTT